TTATAATTAACTTGGCGGGCCTGCGGGCCAATGTCTATGCGGGGCATTCCATGTTTCATCCCGTAATAATTCATCTCAGAGACAAACTGAGTGAATTCTTCCGATGCCGATTTGCGATCGGGACTACTCATCTTTACCGTCTCAAGTTCGAGACGCCTTCTGGCGTTGAGATATGGTGAGGTAGTAAAACCTGACACAGCCCATACCGTCTTAAGGCGTTTAGAATCCTCAAACCTGAAACAACTTTCGACAAGGAGTGATGCAGCATTATTTAAAGAGGTTGCTACGTACCCAAGGGTTTTATATGAAAACTCTGCAACCCAACAAAGAGTCTCAAAGATTTGAACAGCATATTTTGCTAAATGGGTCATGTTCTGTTGTATAAACTTGAGAAATTCTGAAATAACAGGGAGGGGAGACAAAAGCTCACAACCCCGATGAACTTCTCTTATGAAGACAACTGCCCATTTTGCGTTCGGCGCTTTGGGATTCCATACAGAGATAGGTATTTTATGTTCAGTTACCCCAACTGGGAGATCTCTTTTCCGTAAGACCTCCAACAACGTACCGACAGCTACATGATCAGCTTCGGATTTCGTTAAGGCACTGCCACCTCCTGAACCAGGCGTTGCATCCAGTGACCTCATCCGGAGTTCCCATATTTGCTCGATCACGCATTGTAGGGAATGGAATGCTGCAGTTTCCTCAGCACAGAGCTTCTCATACTCTTCCCAGGTACCTGGGATCCGGTTTTCCATTTTCTCCTTGTCACTTTGAGACAATAGAGCAATTTCCTCAAGCATGGATGCTCGTTCAGTTGACAAAAGAAAAGTATTGTCAACCTCAGCCTGGACAACGGGTTTAGGCTGTGGAGGAGGGAACACTCTTGTAATTCCAGGTCCTCGAATGGTGGGTTTAATCTGTTCCCCCTCAGAAGGTGGCTTATGGTCTACCCCACCTGCAAAAGCTGCTATTTGGGCTCGCTGCCTAAAGCCCTCTCTGAGTGCAACCCCAAAGATTTTGACATCGTATTGTCTTGCAAACCATTCTGCCGTCTGCCCTGGCACTAGGACGAACAGACTTACGAAAATGATCACACTTATGAAGATACTCGAAAAGAAAC